ACAATGGGGATGACAGCGTGGTGGTGGTAGAGCGCAAAAACCTACACATCATGGATGCTTTACCCGGTTGGTTTCTTGATATGGGCTTCACCATGAAGGTGGAGGAACCTGTACACTTCTTGGAGGCCATCGAATTCTGCCAGACTCACCCGTGTTTCACCGATAGGGGGTGGACCATGGTTAGGGATCCAATTAGAGCTATGGCCAAAGACCTCACCGCTAACTGTGATATCACCCATGCAACGCATAGAGCAACATGTTTGCATGCTGTGCGCGAGGGGGGACTAGCATTAACGGATGGGGTGCCTGTATGGCCTAGATTTTACGAATGTTTTGTAGGTCAGGCATCTAGTAAGAGAAACAACATAGATGATCATATGGATAACACTGGGTTCAAAAGGTTGAGTGCGGGTTTGTCCTACAAGGCCGTACCCATCTCCGATGAAGCCCGGTGCTCCTTTTATTTTGCTTTTGGGATTACACCAGATGAACAGTTAGCTCTAGAGGCCGAGTTTGCTAGGCATAGTTTCCACGTTAGTGATAGACCAGATGGTATTTGGAATCACGCAGCGGAACCGCAACTACCTGGGGGCCTCTAATGAATTATCCAAGTCATTAGTTCAGGTAGTACACACACGTAGGTAGCAACCATATATCAGTTGGACGATTCGAATAACCGCATCAGCAACGAACGTTTCTCGGTTTCCTACATTGAAAACCGAGATTCGTTTGCGCTGCCGACGATCACTCGAAAATTTCCAACTGATATTATTTTCATAAAACTTAAAAATTAGTTATGTCACCATCTAAATTACAGATGGTGCTAGCGCCAGAAATGGCGATAGTGCCAAAGCAGAAGAGAAACAAGGGTCAGTTGCGTAGGGTAGCTAACACAAACAACCTGTTGACCTACACTGACACCCCTGCCGCAAGGCAGGTTGTTGTTAAGAATAGGCCACCCGTTGTCCGTACTGGCAATAATGCCACACGCATCACCGGTCACGAGCAAATTGCAACAGTTAACGGGTCTATAGGGTTCACTAGCACTAAGTATCAGGTTAATCCGGGGTTAGCTTTTTATACATGGCTTAGCAGTAGGGCAGTAGGTTGGGAGAAATATAAGCTCACTAAGTATCAGGTTAATCCGGGGTTAGCTTTTTATACATGGCTTAGCAGTAGGGCAGTAGGTTGGGA